CCCATGAAGACGGTTAAGGATTTTTTGAGAGAAGCAGAGGAACCTTCTGACCTCCCACAAATCTATTGTGATATGGATATGGTTCTTGTTGACTTTGTTGGCGGTGCTAACAAGGCATTGAAAGATGCAGGGCATGATTTCGAATTCACCGACAAAAGTCAACACAACCAAAAAGACCAAAAGTGGGATATATTAAAAGGAGTACCAAAATTTTGGGCGAACTTAGAACCTATGCCAGATGGACTCCAACTATGGAACTACATCAAAAGATTCAACCCATCCATCCTGTCAACCCCATCCAAAAGGATGCCCACAAGCAAACCCGAAAAGAGGGAGTGGTTAAGAAAACAGAACATGAAACCGAAAGAGATTCATCTTGTGGCAAGGGAAGACAAACAACGTTTTGCTACTACGCCTGACGGTAAACCTAACGTTCTGATTGATGACTACATAAAGAATATCAAGGAATGGGAAGCACAAGGTGGTATCGGTATTCGACATATCACCACTACAAAAACCATTGCAGAATTGAAAAAATTAGGTTATAAATAATGTCGAAGAGATACATGGATGATGAGAAATGTATGATTGCTTTGGGGCGAGTACCCAAGGCAAGTTCATTACATAAGTTTGGTGCGAGAACTGGTATTCAGACCACACCAGTAACTATATGGGATGACGGACTAACTACATATCCATGGAGTGCATTTGCTACTGCACAACAACTAACTGTTGTTGGTGCATCTGATGCTGGTAAGTCAGTAACTATTTTAGGATTGGATGCGGATTATAATGCTATTCAAGAAACTGTTGTTGTGGGTTCTAGCACTGTTGGAAGTTTTATTCGTGTTTATCGTGCTTTCGTTGTCGGGACTGACAGCAATATTGGTGTTCTTACTATCAGAACTGGTGGGGCAGGTGGAACAATTGTGGCGCAAATTAACGAAGGATATGCTCAAACGTTAATGTGCGTATATACGGTTCCAGCAAACCACACTGCTTTATTGATGAAGGGTGTTGCTACTGGTTCCGCAGACAAAGACATGGTTATCGAATTCTATGCTCGTGCGCCTGATGGAACATTTAGAATTCAACATATTGCTAACTTGTATCAAAACAATTATCAGTATGAATTTGCTGTCCCTTTTGCTATTCCAGAGAAATGGGATATTGATGTAAGAGTGAGAGGTTATTCAAACGATTCGGGTGCGAAGGTAACTGCCGCATTTGATTTGATACTATATGAGGATAAAACGGACTATTAATAAATGAAACATTATAATTTGAATGAGAAGAATGTTCTTCTATATGCAATGCAACATTATGACAGTCCAGATGTAGAGGAAGAAGGTGTAAATGCCTTTGACCAAGATTGGAAGCATGTTAAATATATTAGACGCTTGCTCAATAGGTATCAAGCAGAGGGTGATTTAAAGGAAAGACTAATCCTTAATCACATTATTGTACTTAATAACGTTTTTGGAACAGAAGCAGCAGTCCGTATTTTGTTCGCAAAAATACCCGCTTTTCAATGGAGCGAATTAAAGACATTTTTGGTCTATTTGGGTTATATGCCACAGGTAGTCAAAGACGTACACGGTATAAATATAATAGAAAGTAATGTTGGAATAAACTCCGACATTGCACAGAAATTAAGAGAGTTGTAATATGAAAACTTTAACTAAGTTTAAACAACAAGCAGAAGAAACAATCACCGAGATGGATGCTTCTACAACAACTGCTGATGTTGCTAATCCAGATGTTCCCATGTTTGCGGGAGCAAGAGTTTTTCAGGTTCCCACTAATGTGTTTGTAAATGCTCGTTTGGGCAAGAAGAAATATGCAAAGTGGTACAACTACGTTGACGAAGATAATGGCGGTGCAGAGATTCGTGAATACGGAATCAAGAACCCAAAGGCACCTATCGTTTTACAAGACCAAGCAAGTGGTGCAATGATGTACCTAAGATATGGTCGCTCATAATTTTGAAAATAAATAAAGGATAGAAACTATGGCAACACCAGTTGGTACATCTCCGTTAGAAAAAGAAAATCTAGAAGTCCATGTGGATATGTGTGCAATGCGTTATGCACACTTAGAAACTAGATTGGAAAAGGTTGAAAACAAACTGGATGAGGTTGTTGACATACTTCAAAAATCCCAGCAGTCTACCGCTAAAATTGTTTTTTCCTCAACTGCTACAGTTGTTGCCGCTGCAATCTCAGTGATTGTTGCTATACTATTGAAGGGTGGACTGTAATCAAACATTTACAGGAAACCCTAAGATGCGACAAACGTCTAAAGATATTGAAAAAATTATCGAACAGTCCAACAGATGGATTAAGTTCGGTCTTACTTTTCCCGTTATATTCATTGCAATCGCAATGATTCTTAACATGTATGAGGTGGTAAACCTTTTACATGTCGCATATGTTGCCGCTGGAATCTCTGGTTTGGTATGCTTTGTCTGGTGGTTTTGGGCATTGCGTGTCATTGTCAAGATGGGCGAACTCAACAAACATGCAAGAGAAGACTTGACAGAAGTTGCAAAAGATGTTAAAATGATGACTCGTGAAGTAAGAGAAGCAAACCAGAACCTATACGTTATCCTTGCAAAATACAAGGAAAACAAGGAACCTACGGTTAAGAAGGTAAATTCTGTCAAACCTAAAAAATAATACTTGACAAACGACTAAAAGTACGCTATACTTACCACAATGAGTATAGCGTTTTTTATTTTGGAATCTTTATGATGCAAGCAACAGGTTTTGTAGACCACAAATATGTAGGGTTACTATCCCCAAAACTCGACAAGTTCGTGCGGAAGGATGCTAAACTCTACAACTTTCGTTGCCCTATCTGTGGCGACTCTCACACAAATAAATCCAAAGCACGAGGGTACATCTATGAAAAGAAGGGTGGACTCTATTTCCGTTGTCACAACTGTGGCGCATCTATGTCCTTTGGTAACTTCATCAAGCATGTTGACCCGTCACTGTACAACCAATATGCACTAGAAAAGTACAAAGAAGGTGGTACTGGTCATGGTAAGGTTTCCGAAAAAACGCCAGAGAATTTATTCGATTTTGGCGCACCAAAATTTTCGAAAAAATTATCCCAAAAGTCCAAACTGGCAGGTCTTTGTCGTATAGATAATCTATCCACTGAACACAAAGCAGTGCGATATCTCAGTCAGAGAAAAATTCCAGAGTCAAAATACAATAGACTTTTCTATGCTCAAAATTTCAAAGAATGGGTAACCACTCTATCGGATAGGTATACCAATCTACCCGATAAAGAGGAACGGATTGTTATTCCCTATTGGAATGAGGATGGCGAGTTATTTGCAGCGCAAGGTAGGTCTCTAGACCCCAATAATTCTATGCGCTACATAACTGTACGTTTCGATGAAGAAACTGCCAAGATTTATGGATTGGATATTTGGGACAAATCAAAAGAAACTATAGTGGTGGAAGGTCCTTTGGATAGCATGTTTTTGGACAACGCACTCGCAATGGGTGGCGCAGATGTACCGTATGACATGTTCAACAAAGACACTACGATATTTGTCTACGATAATGAACCGAGAAATAAGGAGATTATTCAGAGGATGGAGAAGACGATAGACGCTGGTTTTCGTGTCTGTTTCTTCCCCGATATGGTAGAACAAAAAGATATAAATGACATGGTTCTTGCAGGTGCAACGTCAACCCAACTTATGACGATAATCACAAAGAATACATACGGTGGACTTTCCGCAAAAGCAAAAATTGTTAGTTGGAAGAAAGTATAGAGGAAGATGAACGAAATGAATCCAAGAGGAATCTTAGTAACAAAAAGAGATGGAACCAAAGAACCACTAGACCTAAACAAATTCCATAAAGTGGTTATGTGGGCATGTGAAGATATTGCAGGTGTATCTGCATCTGAAATCGAAATCAGAAGTCACATTCAATTCTATGACGGTATTAAAACAAAGGATGTTCAAGAAACATTAATCAAAGCAAGCGGAGACCTAATCTCTGAGTCTACCCCAAACTACCAGTATGTTGCTGGTCGTTTGATTAACTATGCGCTACGCAAAGAAGTTTACGGTGGTTTTGAACCACAAGACTTTCTAACTATCGTTAAGCGAAATGTTGAGAACGGTAAATACGACAAAGAAATTCTGACCCTCTATACAGAAGACGAACTCAATGAACTAGGCGCATACATCAAGTACGACAGAGATAACGATTTTACCTACGTTGCAATGGAGCAAATGCGAGGCAAGTATCTCGTGCAAAACCGTGTAACCAGAGAATACTACGAAACCCCTCAAGTCATGTACATGATGATTGGTGCGACTCTATTTGCAAGTTACACAGAAGACCGTCTACGTTGGGTTAAAGATTTCTATGATGCGGTATCGACATTTAAGTTGTCTCTACCAACACCCATCATGGCAGGTCTACGCACACCAACTCGCCAATTCTCTTCATGTGTTTTGATTGAGAGTGATGATTCACTAGATTCAATCAATGCGACAACTTCCTCTATTGTTCGCTACATTTCACAGAAGGCAGGTATCGGTGTAAACGCAGGTGCTATTCGTGCATTGGGACAACCAATTCGCAATGGCGATGCAATGCACACTGGTTTGATTCCGTTTTTGAAGTTGTTCCAAAGCGCAGTAAAGTCATGTTCACAAGGTGGTGTTCGTGGTGGTGCGGCAACAATCTACCTACCAGGTTGGCATTTGGAATTCGAAGACTTGGTGGTTCTAAAGAACAACAAGGGTACAGAGAACAACCGTGTTCGACAAGTTGACTACGCATTTCAGTTGAACAAGTTGATGTACACTCGCCTAATCGAAGGTGGTGACATTACTCTATTCTCACCTGATGAAGTACCAGACTTGTATCAAGCATTCTTCTCAGACCAAGATAAGTTCGCAGAGTTGTACGAAAAATATGAACGTTCACGCACAGTTAAGAAGAAGACTATTCCTGCATTGGAATACTTCAACATGCTTATGACTGAGCGTAAGGATACTGGACGTATCTACATTATGAACGTTGATAACGCTAACACTCATAGTTCTTTCGATGAGACACTTGCACCAATCAAGCAGTCAAACCTATGTTGTGAGATTGACCTACCAACCAAACCGTTGAACGATATCAACGATGAGGAAGGCGAGATTGCATTGTGTACTCTATCTGCAATCAATTGGGGTGCATTCAAACACCCAAGTGAGATGGAGAAGACTTGCGAGATTGCGGTTCGTGCATTGGATTCGTTGTTGGACTACCAAAACTATCCTGTCAAAGCAGCAGAGATTGCAACCAAAAACCGTAGACCTCTAGGTGTTGGTATTATCAACTTTGCATACTTCCTTGCGAAGAATGGCGTGAAGTACGATGAATCTGCATTCGACTTGGTTGACACATGGGCGCAATACTGGTCATACTACTTGATTAAAGCAAGTGTAGAACTTGCAAAAGAAAAAGGTAGTATCCCCTTGACAAACGAAACGAAGTATGGTAAAGGTATTCTACCAGTTGATACTTACAAGAAGGATGTTAACGAACTACTAGAACACCAAGATAAAGTGGATTGGGAAGGATTGCGTGAAGAACTAAAAGTGCATGGAATCCGTAACAGTACACTCATGGCATTGATGCCCGCAGAAACTTCTGCACAGATTTCTAACTCAACGAATGGTATCGAACCCCCTCGTGCGTTGGTATCTGAAAAGCAATCAAAGGATGGCGTGATGAAACAAGTTGTCCCTGGCATTCACCACTTGAAGAACAAGTACGATTTGCTATGGGAACAAAAATCCCCAACGGGTTACATCAAGTTGACTGCGATTCTACAGAAGTACATTGACCAAGGTATCTCAGTAAACACTTCATACAACCCTCGTATGTTTGAAGATGAGAAGGTACCAATGTCTGCACTATTGACTGACCTACTTACATGCTATAAGTATGGACACAAGCAGTTGTACTACAATAACACTTTCGATGGACAAGGCGAAATTGAAATCAAAGACGAACAACTGCCACAAGGCGAACAAGATGATGATGGCGTGTGCGATTCATGCACAATTTAAAGAAGGATTTATGATAAATGAGCAAATCAGTATTTGATAGCAACAATAAAAAAGGGCATCTAGAGAAAACGATGTTCTTTGATGAAGCAGTTGATATTGCACGTTATGACCAGGTTAAATATTCTCAGTTTGAGAACTTCACAGACAAGCAGTTGGGTTTCTTTTGGAGACCCGATGAGGTTGACTTGGGTAAAGACCGTAAAGATTTTGGTGACCTAACTGACCATGAAAGCCACATCTTTACTTCAAACTTGAAGAGGCAGATTCTACTAGATAGTGTACAAGGACGTTCACCTAACATGGCGTTTCTACCTGTTGTGTCTCTACCTGAACTAGAAACTTGGATTGAAACTTGGTCGTTTTCTGAGACTATACATAGTCGTAGTTACACACACATCATTCGTAACGTTTACCCAAACCCATCTAAGGTGTTTGATGAAATCACAAGCATTCAAGAGATTCTTGATTGTGCGGAAGATATCTCAAAATACTATGATGACTTGATTGAACTTTCAATGTGGTACCAGATGCTTGGCGAAGGTTCCCACACAGTAAATGGTAAAGAAGTTGTTGTTGACTTGTATCAACTCAAGAAAGCACTATACAAGACCATTATGAGTGTGAACATTCTTGAAGGTGTCCGTTTCTATGTCTCGTTTGCATGTTCTTGGGCATTTGCAGAATTGAAGAAGATGGAAGGTAACGCAAAAATTATTAAGTTGATTGCTCGTGACGAAAACGTTCACTTGGCATCAACACAACAAATTCTGAAATCTATCATCAAGGATGACCCAGACTTTAAGAAAATTGCAGAAGAGTGTCAAGATGAGTGCATCAAAATGTTTACTGATGCAGTCGAACAAGAAAAAGAATGGGCAGAATATTTGTTTAAAGATGGGAGTATGATTGGACTGAACAAAGAACTACTATCCGATTACATCGAATGGATTGGTAATCGTAGAATGCATTCAGTTGGACTTCCATCACCATACAAGGTGTCTCAAGCAAACCCACTACCGTGGACTCAGAAGTGGATTAGCGGCGCAGAAGTACAAGTCGCACCGCAAGAAACTGAAATTACTTCCTATGTTATTGGTGGCGTTAAGCAAGACGTAAGCACAGATACATTTAAGGGAATCAGTCTATAATGACAATAGAAGTAAAAGACTACCGTTGCGAAGGTTGCGGTAACGAATATAGCGTAAGGTATGACGCAGAGTCGGATTCAAAACCCGACTTCTGCCCATTCTGCGCTGATGAGGTAATGCAAGAACAAGAAGCGTGGGACGACATTGGTGTGTTCTACGAGACTGACGAAGACGAAGACGAATACGAAAATTAATCTATCATAAATAGTACACTAGACAACTTTAGGTACTATTAATGATACATGTAGGAATTGACTATAGTATGACTTCCCCTGCCATTTGCATCCATAAAGGAAAAGAGTGGTCATGGGACAATTGTCGTATTTCGTATTTAACAAAAACTAAAAAATTTGAGGGTAAGTTTGGTTCTTTCATAGGACACACTTACCCCGATTTTCTTTCACCCGAACAAAGATTCAACAACATATCAGAGTGGATTATAGATGTACTCACTGCCGCTGGTGGTGTGGAAATAGGACTCAACGCTGAATTCAAAGTTGTTATCGAAGGGTACTCAATGGGTTCAAAGGGGCAGGTGTTTCATATAGCAGAGAACACTGGACTTCTAAAGCACAAACTTTGGAATCACCGCATTTCTTTCGAAACGCCTGCACCCACCACCATCAAAAAGTTTGCAACTGGAAAAGGCAATGCACCGAAGGAACGTATGTACGAGTGTTTTGTATCAGAGACAGGATGTGACCCAGCGAAGGTGTTGGATGGCAACCCAAATACCAATCCAGTTTCAGATGTTGTAGATGCATATTACATGTGCAAATACGCATTTCATATCCCCAAAGAGATATAGACTTTCTCTAAAATCTATAGTATAGTATACACTCTTTCAATGACACAAAGAAGGAGTGTAATATGAACGTAAATAGAGATGGTGACGGTTTCTTAATTGATATGAATGAATGGACATTAGATGTAATGTTTGAAATGGCAATGGCAGACGGTGTAGAGATGACTGAAGAAAAAGTCAAACACATTGAACTTGCTCGTGCAATGTATGAGGAGACTTCAATGGT